CTTTTACGAGAGGTCTACCAAGAAGCCTGCGAAATAGAATAAGTATGTACATGATCACGCCATACGGAGATGAAGACGGCGCATATGCGGTAGCGGATGACGATGGCGATAAGACCCTGTACTTTTTCCAAGATGAAGATGATGCAGAAAGATTTGCAGGTCTTTTAGAAGCGGATGATTATCCTGAAATGGAAGTTGTAGAAGTTGACCCACAACTTGCAATAAAGACTTGCCATGAGTATAATTATAGATATGCAATTATAACCCCCGATGACTTTGTGATTCCTCCCAGAAAATATGATTTTGTTCAAAACGATTAAGTGGCGTAATTTTCTTTCTACTGGAAATCAATTTACTGAAGTAAATTTTCAAGACGCTCAAACAAACCTGATTGTCGGAACTAATGGTTCTGGTAAGAGTACCATATTGGATGCTCTTACTTTTGTATTGTATAACAAACCATTCCGTAAGATTAATAAACCTCAACTCATTAACTCTGTGAATGAGAAGGATTGTCTTGTGGAGATTGAATTTACGATTGGAAATAAGGACTATAAGGTTATCCGAGGTATTAAACCAAATATTTTTGAGATCTGGATAGATGGAACTGTTCAGAATCAAGATTCCGCAGCTCAAGATCAACAGAAGAAACTTGAGGAAGGTATTCTTAAACTCAACTATAAGTCTTTCACACAGACAGTAATTCTTGGATCTGCAACTTTCGTTCCATTTATGCAGTTGACTTCTTCACATCGTAGAGAGATTGTTGAAGATCTTCTAGATATTAAGATTTTTTCTACAATGAATAATATTCTCAAAGAGAGAATGCGTAGAACAAATGAACTGATTCGTGAATTTTCAATAAAAAAAGAAATGATTGAGGACAAGATTGAGATGCAAGAGAACTTCATCAAAGATCTTGATAAGAGCGGGAAGGATCGGATTAAAAGAAAAGAAGATAATATTCAAACGATTGAGAATGAAATTGATGAATTAACTACTGATAATGAATCTACTTTAGTAACGATTGAAAGAGATCTTCAACCAAAGTTGGAGGAACTTACTAGTACTAACTCAACTCTGAAAAAACTCAATCAAATCAAAGCCAAACTGGAACAAAAGATACAAACACTGGTATCTGAACATAAGTTTTTTCAGGAAAATTCGGTTTGTCCTACCTGCACCCAAAGTATTGAGGAGAAATTTCGCCTAGATAAGATTGTAGATATTGAGGAGAAATCCAAAGAACTCAATGACGGATACCGAGAGTTGGAGGATGCAATCAATGTAGAACTAGAAAAAGATCAACAATTTCTATCTTATTCTACGGAGATTAACAAACTCAACAATGACATTTCACACAACAATGTTAAAATTACTGGGCTTAACAAACAAATCAGAAATCTACGAAACGAAATTCAAGAAATTACCGAACAAGTTCAAAACCGAAATTCTGAACGCAAAGCCCTTGAAAACTTAATAACGGATCTTGATACATTAGAAAAAGAAAGATCTAAGGAAAAAGAACAAGTTAGTTATTACGAGTTCGCTCATTCATTGATGAAAGATGGTGGAGTAAAGTCCAAGATCATCAAAAAGTATCTGCCTCTTATGAATCAGCAGATAAACAAGTATCTACAGATGATGGACTTCTACATCAATTTCACATTGGATGAAGAGTTCAAGGAGGTTATCAAGTCACCAGTTCACGAAGACTTTAGTTATGAATCTTTTAGTGAAGGTGAGAAGATGCGTATTGACCTTTCTCTTTTGTTTACCTGGCGGGACATTGCCAAACTTAGAAACTCGGCCAGTACAAATCTTCTCATCCTAGATGAAATCTTTGATAGTTCTTTGGATGGTGCAGGAACAGATTTCTTCACAAATATTATTCGTTATGTCATTCAGGATGCTCATGTGTTCGTAATCTCACACAAGACTGACGATCTCATGGATAAATTTGACAGGGTGATGAAATTTGATAAAGTAAAAGGATTCAGTAAACTAGTGTCATGACCACTCCAAACTGGCAACACAACTCTGGGAAACCCCAGAAACGAAAACTTAAACCGCAAGCACTGCGTCAGGCGAAAGCACGACTGGCCCAGTTCAAAAAGCGTCACATGAACCGCTCCAATGGGGCGGTTTCGTCGTATTATGGCTGCATACGAAACAAAGTTCATGCCTGTTAATCACGAAGTCAAAGGTCAACTCGCTCGTCTTCTTGCAACGGAAGACCTTGTGGTGGAACATAAACATGTCCCTACCGCATGTTTCAATGTGGATACTCGTGTCTTGACTCTTCCCATGTGGGAGAAGGCTTCTAACGCTGTATACGATATGCTTGTTGGTCATGAAGTGGGTCATGCTCTTTATACTCCCAATGAGGACTGGAGTAAGAAGTTTACTATTCCTCAACAATTCGTCAATGTGACTGAAGACGCTCGTATTGAGAAAATGATGAAGCGTCGTTATGCAGGTTTGAATAAATCTTTCTTTGCAGGATATAAAGAACTGCATGAGGATGATTTCTTCCAGATTAAAGATGATGATATCTCTACCTATAATCTTGCAGACCGTGTAAACCTGTGGTTTAAGATTGGTGGATTCACGCAGATCCCGATTGAACGAGGTGAAGAAACTGAGATCCTGAATATGGTTGCAGATGCAGAAACATTTGATGATGCGATTGCAGCTGCGGTAAAACTTTACGATTATTGTAAGCGGAAGGATCAGGAACAAACTAAGATTGATTCTTTTGATAGTCTGGAATCTACTCCTGGTAGTGGATCGGAAAGTGCGCCTCTGGAGGAACAAACTCCTTCTCAGGAAGATGACTTGGAAACCTCCGGAGAGAGTGGTCAGGCGTCCTCTGAGGGTCAGTCGGAAGATAAAATGGATCTACCCACTGATAAGAGTTCAAATCTTGGTGGAGAAACTTCCGAACCTGAAGTTAAAACTGCAGATAACTTGGAAGAAGCTCTTCGTGATCTTGTGAACATGAGTGGGTCAGAAAACATTTATTTGGAACTTCCTAAACTCAATCTTAGTAGTGTCATTGGTTCAAACTCTGAAGTTCATCAAGAAATCAATGATTGGTGGGACAAAACTATTGCAAAATATTCTGGTTATGATGATCCCAAAGAATATCTTTTCGGTAAAGTAGACAAAGAGTATCGTGAGTTCAAGCGTTCTGCTCAGAAAGAAGTCAACTATCTGGTAAAAGAATTTGAGTGCAAGAAAGCTGCAGATTCTTATGCTCGTGCGACAACTGCTCGTACTGGTGTGTTGGATTGCAGTAAACTTCATACTTACAAATACAACGAAGATCTCTTCAAGAAAGTCACCACTCTTGCCAATGGTAAGAATCACGGTCTGGTGTTTGTTCTAGACTGGTCTGGTTCTATGTCTCAGGTTATGATGGATACTCTTAAACAACTTTATAATCTGATGTGGTTCTGTAAGAAAGTTACGATTCCTTTTGAGGTTTATGCATTCACCAATGAGTGGCGCCGTTATGACTATGATGAAAATCATCGTCCAAAATCTATTGAACCTCATTATCAAAAGAAACATGGATTGGTCTATGTGGATGAAAGCTTCTCACTCATGAACTTGTTTACCAGTAAAGTGAACAATCGTGTTCTTGAAGAACAGATGATTAATATCTTTAGGTTGGCGAAAGAGTTCAAGTATTCTTATAATGATGCACCTGAGTATACTCATCCGTATCGTCTTTCTCTTTCTGGGACTCCTTTGAATGAAACTTTGGTAGCTCTTCATCAAATTCTTCCTCAGTTCCAACGGGAAAATAAACTCCAGAAAGTTCAGTGTGTGGTTTTGACCGATGGTGAAGCTTCTCCTTTGAAGTTTCATAAAGAGTTCAAAGGTCGTTTCAATTATGACACTGAAGAAGTATATATTGGACTGAATTCTATTGGATTGAACACTATTCTTCGTGATCGTAAAATTGGTTCTACTTATAAGTTGGAAGCAGATTTTTCTAGTTTTACTGATGTTCTTCTTCGTAATCTTCGTGATCGGTTTACTGATGTAAATTTTATCGGTATTCGGGTCCTTGAAGGTAGGGATGCAAATAGTTTCATTCGTCGTTATTATGAAACTACAGATTATTCTTCTGGTTATTATCGGGAGAATAAAGAATATACTGAAATTACGAATGATTGGAAGAAAAACAAATCTTTTGCAATCAAAAAATCTGGATATCATGTATACTTTGGACTTTCTGGTTCTGCTCTTTCCAATGATGCAGAGTTTGAAGTTTCCGATGATGCAAGTAAGAGTCAGATCAAATCTGCATTTGCAAAGTCTTTGAAGAGTAAAAAAATGAATAAGAAAGTTCTTGGTGAATTCATTGAACTTGTTGCATGAGGAGGGGAAACCCTCCTTTTTTCATAAATAACTAAAAAGTATTGTTAAAAATGAACTCCGAACAACTACAGGGACTGCAAGAAGCCTATAATCAAGTCAATCAACTTGATGAAGCGGAAGGTTCTTATGGACAAACTCCCAAAGCAAGAGCAGCTATGGGTAAACTGGCTGTTAGTAGAATGAATAAACCTGCAAGTGAGTATTCACAAAGGGGTGAGAAAACCAAAAAAGTAAAGGCAGCAGAAAAGCACACAAGGAGACAGGACCGACTAGCAAGTGGCAATAATCGACATGGTTCAAGAGGTGAAATGGATCAAGCTCGTAGAAATTGGTCTAGAGGTGCTGATGATTATGGTCATACTGGATATGATGGAGAGGGATATGGTGGTTCAGTAACCAAGAATCCTAAGAAACTTCGTAAGCAAAAAGCAATGGGTGAGATCAAAGAAAGTTATGATGCATATGATTTTGTTTTATCTTATCTTCTAGATGAAGGATTTGCATCAACCGAATATTCAGCTGATAAGATCATTCTCAACATGAGTGAAGCCTGGTTTGAGAATATTATGGAACTTAATCGTTATGAAAAAGAAACTGGTAAGGATTATAAAACTGGAAAATCAGTGACCAAGGGTGGAACAATGGGTGGTGATGATACTAACTCAAAGGTTATGAGACACATGCATAAGGTTATGGGTGCAGGTAGAATGGGTGCTGGGGGAACTATTCAAGAAAGAGGAAAGAAAAAAGAGAAGGGTAAGAAACCACCTGAAGCTGGAGAATATGGATCTGAAAGAAAATCTCCAGAACAAATTGTTAAGAAACGCCGTGAAGATAAGAAACGCGGTGAAGAAATGATGCACTCAAGATACGATTGATTAAATAAATTATTATAATATTTGAGAATTTATTTTTGTGAATTTTTTTGAAAAAAAGAAAGCTGCAAGATTTGTATTTGAGTTGGAGGATGGTAATCAACTCCAACTCGACTATTTGTTGCAACCAAATAGTTTGCGAGAAAAATGGATAAATGAAATTAAAACATACCAAACCAAAGGAAATACTTCATTCACTCTTAATATATCAAATAAAAATTGTTCGCATGTAGAACAACTGATTAAAAAATTGAACTCAATAATTCAAGAACTCAATGATAAGTATGAGTCTAAAATTTTATTGACAATAAATGAAAAAAATGGAGTGAATCAAAAAATACTTAATCGTTTACATGAAAAGTTTGAGGAATATGGTGAAAATAAATTTCCATATCTTGGAGAACATGTGCATTATCTTTGGTTACAATTAAATGAATGGATCCATATAACAGAAGTTGCAATAGAAACAACTGAAGATAAGTTTCCGCAATATGGAGCTGTAATTACTGCTTATCCACCATATCCTGGTAGAAAATTAGAAGAAGTAGATAAATTGTTTTTAAGTACAGATTTTTCTTGGGGACATCTTTATCTTGGATATAATACTTTAGGTAAAGATTACATGAGTGCTGTGTGCGATAATGATATAAGAGTAATTATTAATGAACAGATAAAAGTTCAAGAAAGGTATAGTTCTGAAGTATGGCTTTGTTTTCAGAATAAAACTTATACCAATATGCAGAAAACTAGAGAAATGGAATTTTATCAATGGTATGAATCTTTAAATCAAGAATCTCAGGAATTGATTCCAATAGAAAATTTAAATACTTTGGGTTTGGGTAGATATTATCTTGGACACATTCTCATAAACAAAGATCTTTTGAAATTTCATCCAGTTGCTGAAGATTGGTGGACAGATCAAAAGATACAAAAACAATGGAATAATGAAGTTTTTTCAAAAGTTAAAAGTGTAGTGAATGTAAAAATATATGAATGATATACTTGGCCAATTTATAGAATTTGCATCAAAAAATCAGTGGTGCCCGACAATTCCTTCATCTAATTTTAATTTGGTGGAATCTGATTGGCCTTATGTTCAAATAGATTTTGAAGATGATTTTGAAAAAATGCATCAAGAGTGTATTCAAAATGATCATCTTTTTGTTGGTCATAGACAGAAAGATAAACATTTAAGTTATTCACACGAAGGTTGGTCAGCATTGACTTTACACGGATTGCGACCAGATGCTACGGAAAATTATGATCAGTATGGTTTTGTTGATGAACCTGATTATAAATGGACTGAGGTTTGTGAATACTTTCCAACTTGTGTGGAATTTTTAAAGAAATTGGGATATAAGAGTTATCACAGAGTACGAATCATGAGATTAGCTCCTGGTGGGTACATTATGCCGCACTCAGATGGAGAAGGTAGAATTTTTGGCCCTTTAAATATTGCGATTAATAATCCTGAAGGGTGTAATTTTTATTTTGCATCTTGGGGGAAAGTCCCATTTAAACAAGGTACTGGATTCTTTTTAGATATTGGAAATGTTCACGCAGTTTATAATAACAGTAATGAAGTTAGGTATCACTTTATTGTTCATGGTTTTATAAATGAAAAATTAATAGAACTTGCATTTGATCAACTTAAAAAAAGAGAAAACAAAATATGTTATGGTGTATACAATCAAAGAAATGCAATCAACAATTTCTCGATGTATTTGAGAGCAAAAGGTGCAACATTGTTTTATCTGAATAGAGTTGGTGGTAACTTAGAGATAATTTGTAGAGATGAAATATATGAAATACTGGAAGAATCCTTGAATAGGGGATATGAATATTGTGTTGTACAATCCGCTGGATGTACCTTAAGAAGTTTTAATTTCGATCAAGAAATTAGACAGTTTATAAAAGAGAATAAGTTTGGTGTGGCAGGCCATCCTTTATATCGTCCTGGCGAGTGGTTGGAATTACATAATCAATTTTTTATAGTTAATCTCCTTGCGTGGAAAGAAGTTGGTTGTCCAGAATTTGGTGATTTTTATTGTGGAGAACAATTATTACCAATAGTAGAAAGGAGTGTAGAAAATTTTCATGATGACTATACTCCTTTATGGGTAAAATACTCTGGAAAAGAGGATATACAATCTCATGCAGGTCAAGGTTGGAAATTATTAAAAGAAATGTTTTTGGGTGGTTGGCCTGTTATTACTTTGAACGAAAGTTTGCGTTCAAATAAATTTTATTGTTATCCAGACTATGAAACTGATAGATTTGAAAATAGTATTAAAAATCTAACAACATATGAAGGCCAAAATTGGAATCAATCTAAAATTTTGTCAGATATAAAGTCTGTAAAAGATCAAATTTGGTTATTTAATAGTGAAACAATGTTTATAAAAAATGAAGGAAAATTTGATCTAGTTGTTAATACCGCAAGTGGATTTAAATTATTTGATATTTTTAAAAATGAAAAACTAAACGAGGGTGGAAAAATAATTGTATATGACTTTAATGTAAAAAGTTTGCAGTGGTACAAACACCTCCATAGTTGGAAAAATGATAATTTAATTAAATGTATTAGAAGTTTTCCTGATAGAGATTATTTCACTTGGTTGGGCAAGAATAGTCATAATTATGCTGAAGATTATTCTTTTTTAACTTTATATAAAAAATTAATAGATCATTTTGGTGGAGAGGAAAACTTTATTAAGTATTGGAGAATTTTTAAAAAGACCGAAGTAAAATTTGTTGCCGTAGATCTATATAAAGAACCAGAAAAGTTTGCAAATATTTTTGTTGGAAAGGGAAAGAAATTTGTCAATTTATCAAACATATTCTCAACAGATGCAACAACATTTTTGTATGGACATACAGAAGTTCAATCTTCACAACAAAGATGTCTATCTTCTTTATATGTTGTCGATCCAGAAATAGAGATTTTTATTTGTGATTTTTGGAATAGAGATTTGAGTGGTAAAGTAAAAGATTTATTATAGGTGGACAGTTCAGAAACTGTCACACGGGTGGTTTTGGAACCCTCCAAATGATGTATTATGGCTTCAGTTGAGAAACACACCACACAATGCCCCGCCTTCAAATGAACGACGATCAAATCCTGGAAGGTCTTAAGTCTACTTATGGTTCTGACATTACTTCTGGTGATGTCAAAGCTTATTGTGCGATGAATAATCTTTCATATCCTACTGTTACTCGCCGTCTTGAGAATTTTAAGACTGCTCGTGGTCGTTGGAATCTGGAAGTGACTCAAGAACGAGTTCAAGAAATTGAACGAAACTTCAACAATGTGTCGGTTCTCCCTGAAGTGCATCAAAACCTTATCCCCGAAAAAGATGATACCTTCGTCAAGTTTGGCAATTTTAACGACATTAAGAAAATTATTTCCAGTCGTCTGTTTTACCCTACCTTTATCACTGGTCTTAGCGGTAACGGGAAGACTTTTGGAGTTGAACAAGCTTGTGCTCAGTTGGGTCGGGAGTTGATTCGTGTAAATATCACGATCGAGACTGACGAGGATGACCTGATTGGCGGTTTCCGTCTGGTGAATGGTGAAACTGCGTGGCACAATGGACCCGTGATTGAGGCACTTGAGCGCGGTGCTATTCTGCTTCTTGACGAGATTGACCTTGCTTCCAATAAAATTCTGTGTCTGCAATCTGTTCTGGAAGGTAAAGGTGTCTTCCTGAAGAAGATTGGTCGTTTCGTGAAACCTGCCGCTGGTTTTAATGTGGTAGCTACAGCTAACACTAAGGGTAAAGGTTCTGATGATGGTCGGTTCATCGGCACTAATGTTCTCAATGAGGCGTTTCTGGAACGATTCCCTGTGACTTTTGAACAGGAGTATCCTTCTGTTGCAAATGAAGTCAAAATTCTTGAGAAGGTCGCACAAACTCTTGGGGTGAATGATTCCAACTTCTGCAAGCGTCTTGCTGATTGGGCTGATATCATCCGCAAGACCTTCTATGATGGTGGTATTGAAGAAATTATCAGCACTCGCCGTCTGGTTCACATTATCCGTGCTTACAGCATCTTCCAAGATAAGGCAAAGGCAATCCAAGTGTGTGTGAATCGTTTCGATGATGAGACCAAGCAATCTTTCCTGGAACTTTATGATAAAGTGGATGCTGATTTCAAGATGTCTTCTACTGGTCCTGAACTGACCGTAGAATATGTTGACCAACCCGCTCCGTTCTGATATAATTGGGGGAGGTAAAACTATGACCTCCTCTTTATTATGGATGAACACCCTTATTCTATGAATCAATTCACCTTGACTGATGGTGGATCTGGAACACTTAATTTGACAAAAACACCCATTATGACTGAATCCAAAAATCACCTTTGGAAATACAACGAAGATAAAATTCTCAAGGATATTGAGGATTATGTGACTTCTACTTATGGAAGTCATTATTGCGGACACAATCAAGCCTATAATGACATTCAGACTATTGATCTGATGGCCGCAAAGGATCTTGCTCCTGGATTTTGTCAGGCAAATATCCTAAAATATGGTAGTCGTTATGGTGACAAGGATGGTCGTAACAAACGCGATCTTCTGAAAGTTATCCACTACGCTATGCTTCTGCTTCACTTTGACGGACATTATTCCCGTAAAGATAATGGCCTTACTGAATTTCGTTGATTATGAAACTTAAAGACAACACTATGAAACTCTCTGAAAAAACTCTCTCCCTTCTCAAGAACTTCTCTGGCATTAACCAGTCAATTCTTTTCAAGAAAGGTAACAAACTTCGCACTATTTCGGTGATGAAGAACATTCTTGCAGAAGTGGAGGTTGAAGAGGAATTTGAACGCGACTTCGGCATTTATGATCTGAACCAGTTCCTGAATGCAATGTCTCTCTATCAGAACCCTCAACTGAAATTCGCTAACGATAGTTATGTGGGAATCAGTGAAGGTAATGCACGATCCAAGTACTTCTTTGCAGATCCTGCAGTGATTGTGACTCCTCCCGAAAAGTCTATCTCTCTTCCTTCTGAGGATGTCTGTTTTGAACTGAATACTCAACAACTGGATAAACTTCTCAAGGCTGCAGCAGTTTATGGTGTTCCTGACCTTTCTGTGGTTGGTGAAGCTGGTGTTGTGAAACTGGTTGTTCGTGACAAGAAAAATGATACTTCTAACGAATATTCACTGGTTGTTGGTGAGACAACTGGTACTTTTGTCCTGAACTTTAAGGTTGAGAATATTAAGATTCTTCCTGGTTCTTATGAGGTTGTGATCTCCAAAAAACTTCTATCCCGATTCCAGTCTGAAGATAAGAATCTTACATATTACATTGCTTTGGAACCCGACTCCACCTATGATGAGTGAGTTGACTCACCTTTATTATGAACATCTTTGTGACTTCTCCCTGGCCTGCAGAGAGTGCTGTCTGTCTTCCTGATAAACACATTGTCAAGATGCCTCTGGAATGCTGTCAAATGCTTTCCATAGTGGCATCTGAAAAATGGGGTCATAACTACGGCACTCTCCCTAAGACTGATGGTACTCCCTACAAAACTGAAAAGGGTGCGTTTCGTAATCATCCCTGTACCAAATGGGTAATGGATAGTATTCATAATGCCTATTGGTTAATTAAGTGGGGAATGAATCTCGCCGATGAGTATGCATTGCGTTATAATAAAACGCACTCTTGTTACAAGACTCTTGTAGATGCTTATTATCTGTTTCCCAAAGGAAAGATTACAGAAGTAACTCCATTTGCTCGTGCAATGCCAGAAGAGTGGAAATTTGATGATAGTATTGATACCTTTACTGCTTATAAACGGTACATTGCTTCAAAACCTTGGGTGAAGGATAATTACCTTCGTATGCCCGAACGAAAACCTGATTGGATCTAAATTATGAGTCGTGATGAATTTCTGTGGGTTGAGAAATATCGCCCACGCAAAATTGAAGATTGTATTCTTCCAGATGCAAACAAAAAGACCTTTTTGGAGTTTCTAAATAACAAAGAAATTCCAAACCTGATGCTTGCTGGCCCTGCAGGTTGTGGGAAAACTACAGTTGCAAAAGCTCTGTGTGAAGAACTGGGAGTGGATTATTATGTCATCAATGGATCTGACGAAGGACGATTTCTGGACACGGTACGGAACCAGGCAAAGAACTTTGCTTCGACCGTCTCACTTTCTGCGGGTGATGCAAAACACAAAGTCATCATCATTGATGAGGCTGACAACACAACCCACGATGTACAACTCCTTCTACGGGCTAATATTGAGGCGTTTTATAACAACTGTAGGTTCATTTTCACATGTAACTACAAAAACAAAATCATTGAACCCCTCCACTCCCGTTGTGCAGTCGTTGAGTTCAACATCAAGGGAAAAGAAAAAGCCCAGTTGGCAGGATCCTTCTTCAAGCGTATACAGAACATCTTGGATGCTGAAGGTGTACAATACGATCCTAAAGTCCTTGCAGAACTCATCAACAAACACTTCCCCGACTGGAGACGAGTCCTAAACGAGTGTCAAAGGTATTCTGCAGGTGGAAAGATCAACTCTGCAATTCTTGCTGAATTTTCCGATGTAAATGTAAATGAACTTATTAAGAATCTCAAAACTAAAAACTTTACTGAAGTCCGAAAGTGGGTGGTCGCCAACTTGGACAACGATGCTTCTAGTTTACTTCGCAGGGTTTATGACTCCTCTTTTGACCATCTTTCACCCCAGTCTATCCCCGCTGCCGTTCTTATTATTGCTAAGTATCAATACCAATGTGCGTTCGTGGCTGACCAGGAAGTAAATATTCTTGCAGCATTAACTGAAATTATGGTGGAGTGTGAATTCAAATGATTAATGTAAAACTATTTCGTATTTCTACTGGTGAAGAAGTTGTTGCAGAACTAGTTTCTGAAACAGATATTTCCGTCATTCTTAAAAATGGTCTTGTGGTTCTTCCAACAGCTCAAGGTGGTGTTGGATTTGCTCCGTGGACTCCTGTAATTGACAAGGATAACCCCGAAATTGAAGTTTCTAAAAACTTTGTAGTTTATATTGCCGAAGTTGATAGTCAAGTTA